TGGTATTGCAGTAGGAGCATAAAATGCAATACCTTCACTTACATAACCAAGTGCAGGTAATGTTGGTATTTCATTTGTATCTGCAGTATAAAAATGTTCTCCTGGAATCGGACCAGATACACCAATTCCTGGAGGTCTATAAAACCTAAAAACTTCAATTCGATCTGGTCCTGGTTGTGAATATACAAGACCAACAATCCCTTCAAAGGAATATCCGGCCAATATTGCAGAACTTTTTTCACCACCATCAATTGTGTATAAGTGATCTCCACCAGTAAATAAACGATAAACTGGAACTGTTCCGGCAACATTTGTAGACTCTTTAAACATCTTCCACGCAGTACCTTGAGAATTTTCAGGTTTGAGTAGATTTTCGTCCAACAGTTCTTCTTTTGGATTGGTAGTAAAAAAGTGTGTTGCACCTGCTGGTCCACTAAAATCTTCAGTATAATACCGAAGCATATCGACCAGTATTATATCACTCACCGATGGTCCTGCGGATGGAACAGATACTTCCCAATCTCTGGTGCTAAAAACTTTGATTGGAATATCAAATGCTCTTTCCGTAGGTGTATTAAAAACTTCGACTTCAATTTGATGAGTTCCCTTTTCTAAATAGACTTTTTCTACTCTTGGATTGGATACAATAAAGGTATCTAACTTTGATATTTCCTTTCCATCGATCAAAACTCTTCCACTATTATCAGCAGTTCCACGAACTCCATAAAATCCAGGATATGGAAGTTCAACAGTCCAGGTGTTTATAAAATTAATTCCTGCACTATCAGTTTCATCAACATCAAATGGTGGAACTGGTGAGATTGCATATCGATTCATAAAATTAGACCAGGCAGTTCCCTTGGTTGGATCTCCTGTAGTGCGTCTCACTGGATACCACTGTTCCTTTGATGTTGGAAATCTTGTTGACCAGATTGGACTTGGAGGGCATCTCCCAGTTTGAATTGGTGCTGGTTCTTTTGGAACAGGAAGTGGTGGGGAATCAATACTCACCGAAATTCCCATTGGATTTTCATTAAAAGATTTTGGGGATACAACTTCTCCGGTTGTAAATGTAGTCTCAATATTGACTGCAAGAACCATTGGGTTTCTTATAGCAATCGGTCCAACTTCAATATTTTCTAACTCTGCACGAATTGTATAGTTTCCTTGATTGAATGTATAAACTTGATCTAAATCTGGATTTCTTTTTCCTGGAGCATAAAAACCTTCTTTACGAATTAAAGTTTCACCAATATAAAGAGAGACATTATCATCCACAGCAATTTGAATTCTATAATCACCAGTGACCGGAAAGGTTACATTATTCCAAATAATAGTATGAATTCCTGCAAATGATTCAACCTGTGCCTCTGCACTTGAAGTATCAAAAGGACATACACCATAACGATCAAGTAAACCCGATGTGAGTGATGCTGCTGGATTTGTTCTCCAAAGAGTACGATTTGCCTTTGAGATGTAATCAACGGTATTAAAAACATTTTCATTTCGAATCGTAGATGGTGCCGATGCTCTTGGAACGTCCACAGTAGCATTTCCTACAACCTCAAATACGGGTTCTTCGGTTTCTACATAAGTCGAAGTTCTTACAGTTGATGATGTAGTGATTGGTTGAGTAATTCTTCTAAAAAATCCTCCTGAAGTTGTGAGAGTAAAGGAAACAACACCTTCATATTTAATGGGAGTATAGTTATTATTATCAGGATCTTCTGGTCTAAATTTATCGAGTATTGCAAAGGCATTCACGGATTCTTGAAGTAATGCACCCGTGAATCCACTTCCTTCTCCTTCTGCACCTCTACCAGTTAAACTTTGAATATGAGTTATATACGGAACCCAGGATGCATTTCCACCTGCGCCCGGAAAAGCAGTATTAAAACTCAGTTCAACATTACGATCACTGACCGCTCCGGAAGACATTCCAATAAAGAGATCAGATTGTTTATACTCTGGATTTGGAACAATCGTAATCGGACCATAAAGTCTTCCTCCCTTTAGAAATACTTCTCCTACAAAAACTCCACCATCCCGAAGTCTTGCTCCAGGACCTACGGTTTTTGGTTTGCCCATATACTCCAACTCCTCACTCCACGAAACAATACCAACTTCAGGAATATTGAGCGATGGACCACCACCTTTAAAAAATGTTCCGAAATTACAAGAAACTTCTTCATCGGCACGATATTGTGTTAAATCAAGGTAAACTCCAGGTTCAATTGTCGTTGTAGTCGTATCAAAACCAGGTCGTCGAATTACATCTGGTTTTTTATTTTGTTTTCTTTCAACATCTAAAATTGGAAGATTTAACAAATCAATACGAATATTGTGTGGACCTGCCTTTAATTCTTTTCTTGTTGGTCGCACCGCATCATTAAAACTTCCAAGATCAAATAATTGAATATTATCTACATATAATTTTGATACATTATCACACAATCCTCTAAAAGTATATTCTCCATCGTATGGAAAATCTACATCCCAATCAAAGACAAAAAGTTTTCCTGCCTCATCACTTCCACTTACATTTGATGGTGGAACAGGTGAAATCGCATATAGATTCATAAAATCACTCCACCTAAAGTCTGTGACGACATATGGAATGTTATATTTTTTACCTTCGGCAGTAATTGATTTTGGTGGAGTTGATTTTGTCGTCCAAAATGGATTACTTGTTTTTAGAAGTGATTTTTGATAGGCATCAATCTCTTCACGAATAGGATCTTTACCAACATCTGTATAAGTTTCAGGTTCCCAAGGACCTAAATCTTCACCATTAGGACCCCAATTTCTACCATATCCAACAGTTGTATCTGGACAGATTTCATAATCTTCAAAATCATTTTCGTCTTCAAATGTTACGAAGGTTTCTGAAAGTTCACCGAGTTCTGAAGACAAAGTAGCACCACTGCCATACTGACATTCATCAATTGCTCTTACTATAGGTGGATATTGATATCCAAACCCACCTGTAATTACATCAACGGCCAGAATCGCACCATCAATTCCTACGATTGCATTTGCCTGAGCACCAACACCACCACCACCAAAAAATTGAATTCTTGGTGGACCTTCTCCACATTTTTTACGAGTCTGTATTCCACTACAAGTACTTGCAGAAGAAACAAGAACTTCTGGAGTCAGGGCATTAACTTCATTAATATTTAAATATTGAATTGAATTATTTGCATCTCTAAAAATAAAGGCAGTTCCAGGATTATCTTTTGCATAATTATTTGCCTCACAAATACTAACTTCTACAACATATCCTAAAACAGGATCAATAAGTCCGACTTTAATATCATCTTCTGAAACATCTTTAAAAATCTGATCAATTAGTTGATTGATTCTTGTGTTTTTAGTATCATATGATAAATTAAGAAATGATTCTTGAGTTGCCATTATTTAAAATTCTTACTTTTTTCTTTCATATACCTATTTATCCATAATCTCTATAATCTACGTCTTTGGTCTCTGATGTCGGAGATGCATATGGAACTTCTTCTGGGGTAGTCACAGATACAGGGTTTTGTGCAGATGCTGCAACAGCAGGAATTCTTGGTAACTGCACTTCTTCACTACCACCAGAACCCTCCTGTAAAGTATAATAATCTGATGCAGGACAACTTAATCCTAAATCACAACCAAAAATATTCACACTCAAATTTGTAAAGTTCATTGCAGCAGATAGACTTCCAGAAATTCCATTTACAATTCCAGAGATGTCCGAAATTGTTCCACTCACATCGGACAAAAGTGATTGAATGTCTTCTAAAAAATTAGATACACTATTCAGAGAAGTATCAATTCCCTCAACAATTTGTGGAAGATTGAGTGCAATCATTTGTCCTGTTAAAATTTCTACAGAACAAATCGGAGTTACTGTAGTGAATCCATTTTCAATAATGGTTTTTGTATCAAGTGTAGAATTTGATCCGGTTCCTGTCTGATCGTTTAAAAATCCCTGAACCTGACCACAGAGTCCATTTGTAATTTTACTGAATAAACAATTAATTAATTCTGTAATTTTTTCACGAATATCAAAAAACTTAAATCTTAAGTTTGGTGGTATTGCATCAGTTGCTGCTGCAAGAGCAGAATTTATTTTTTTGAGAATATATTCTAAAATCTTATCAAAAATCATTTTCAGATATTTTGCAATAATACAAGCAACATCTGCAATTAGTTTTTGTATGTCACTAATAAGAGTTGAGGCAGCATCAACATAACTTTGTGCTGCTTGTAGAACACTATCAATTTTCTTTGTAAGATTATCTATTTCTGTCTGAATTGCTTTCAGTGCAGACCCAACCAAATCGCAAGGATTTAAGATTACGATCTTTTCCAAATACATAGTGTTTCTTTGTATATCGGCAACAGACATAAGATGTGGATTGTCTGGTTGCTCAATCGTTGCTCCTGGTTGCGTAGGAGAAGTTGGTGATTGAGATTCTGCTGCTTCTGCTTTTGTTGCGGCAACTGTTCTTTCTCCAACTAATGCTTCTGTTGCTGCTGGAGATAAACCTCTTGCTGCTGCTTCTGCTCTTGCTGATTGTGCCGCAGCAAGTTCTCTTGATGTTGGTGGTCTTGATGGATCTCTACCAAACTTATCTAAAGTTACACCAGATTTAGGACTTGCAGGAGTTGATCCAGGTTTTTTTGTTGTAAGTCCATTAGCAGGGGCCCTGATGTTAGGATCTGGGTCTTTTCCTTTTGCATATCCACTGAAAGGTTTAAATCTCTGTGGTTTAGTGCTCAGTGCTGTTTGAGTATTATTACCAAGAACTCCCATAATCACAGGAACTTGTTGATCGGCACCATCCAAGAAGAAACCAAATACAAAGTTTCCTTGACGAAGTGCCGATGTTGATCTAGCAAATGCTTGGCCTCCTCCTGCAGTAATCGGATACATTACCTGTGCCCAAGGAAGTTGATCCGAGGATATTGATTCTTCTTCTTGATCGTGAAGACCTATGATACTAACTTTATATCTTCTTCCCCATCCAGGAACATTATTTTTATCATCAAATTTACCAGAAACAATATTATCTCTCCAATAAGAATCATCGGCAATCTGTCCGATCCACCAATTAAAACTTGCTCCTAAAAATCCAGAGTTAAATAATGTTCCTTCGGTCATTTGATGCTCATAGATATAATTTTTTTATTATGACTATTTAACAGGTTAAGATCAATCATTTGTGAAAGATCCAGTTTTACCAAGTGAATCACGAACCAAGGTTAATTTTGTATATCCACCCTTTAACACATTAATATAGTGACAGAGGTCGGCAATCAAATAATTACCACCAAATTGTTTATTAAGTTCTTGAGTATTCTTATTTGAAAGTTCTGGAGAATCTATAAAAATTATATCTCCTGCGTGTAAACTAAAATCTGCAGTAATTGTAATGTTTGTCTTGGTATTGAACATTTGATTATATCTCATTACAGACTGATTTAAAATATTTTTTGGATCAAAATTTGGTTCTGTAGATTTTGTAATTTGTTGTTTCGTATCTCCTGTAGGTAAAGTTCCTTTATCAACTAACATATATTGAGTTCTTGAGTATTCTTG